GCCTCGGCTTTCACCATGTCCTCGATACTCCGGGGCAACTGTTCACATTGCCGGAATAGCTCTGACAATTCGCTTTTGCTTTTCACGGCAAACCGTAGCAAATTACAGGCAACAGTCACGCCCGAATCAATAACCGCATAACAGACGTGCTGACCGTCCATTATGATATCTACAGGCTTCCCATTAATCATAATTCTCGCAAATATTATCCTCCCAACATGGAACAAACCGCTTTTCATTTTTTCCGCCAATTCTGCCACATGAAGACCCCGCACCTTCCGTTGAACTTTATACGTGTTAAACTTCAGGTAATGGCCTGACAAATCCGGATCTACAGCAACGCGTTTATCCTCTATGATTCTCTCCATTAGGTTCATACCGCCACCCCCTCCTTTCTTTACTACTCGATTACAATCAAGCTCTTCGTTATTTCCACACATCTCAAGGCAGCCTCTCTTGAAGTAGTTTCCCAGCCGTTTATACGTGCGGTTCGTACTTCCGAGAAAAAAGCGTCAAAGGCATCCTTGAAGTCCTCGTCCATCCTCTCTGTTTCGTCGATTATCTGCCGCATCTTCTTTCCCTTTTTACCCACCTCCTTTCTCGTGTTTGCATCCAGCATCTCACTCACCACCTTCGAGACATGCCGGGCGGTAATCTTGCCTTCTGGAGCTGTCTCAATAACCATTTCCCACGCTTCTTGTTGGGCTTCAGCGGTTTCAAGTTTGGTGAGGGGGCGGATTTGGGCTTCGTTGGCGGGTTGAATGTCTCCAATTGGAGACAAAACATCCTGAACGCTCGCCGAATCAATCAAGCGATAGGCGTGAGCCTGTCTCATATCCCACCTATCCTTACAATATTCTTCAAAGGTGGCGTGGGTCTCACGATACAGGCGGGAATCCCGGATCGTAGCAAGGGCGCAGCCCACTTGATAAAAAGTCCGGAGGCCCGGCTCAATAATCCCCTCCATCTCCTGCAACTCAGTCTTTTCCGTCAACGACAGCTCTTCCACTTTCGCTCCTTTATCTCACTGAAATCATTCAGGGTATACCGAGGTATACCAGAAACACTTTTACTGCGCCCCTTGACATCAATAGATCCGCTAACTCTCTGATATTCTTAGGTATACTAATGTAACACCAGAAAAACTGCAAAGTATCCCAAGGTATACGTGACACGGCAAAAAAATTTAGCTACCATGCTTCTCCAATAGATCACGTAACTTTTTATCTATATAAGGTTCTGCCATGAAAACATTGCCCAGGGTTTTCTGCATCCCTTCTAAAACAAAATCAAACGCAAGCTCTGCACGGGTCTTTCCCACCAGGGTGCTCAGTTTTTCCAAAAATGCCAGGAACTCGTCAGAGCATGGGATTGACAGGCGCTGCCTCTTCTTTCCGGCAACAATCGGTTTAGCACTGAAATCCAGCTTCAATTGCTCCATCACCTCCTACCTATTCTCCGAAAATAATTGTTCAATACTCAGATCGAGCTTGGTAGCCAGGCCGGCCATCACCGCCCCGTTCCGCCGGCGGCCTTTGATGGTGTTAGACACAGTCACAATGGACCGGCCGTCTGACAGATCGGCCAGCCTTATCCCGTTTAACACCATCATCGACTTCCGGATCTCGGGCAATAAAAAGCCGTGCTCGACCATACAGTCAAACACGGCTTTATTTTTGTTTTGAAAACTTTTTAATTTCGTGCTATGGATTAATTTTTTCAGAATTCCCAACTTTTACACCTCTTACGAAAGGAAACATCATGAAAGACATCCTCATCGTCGTAGGACCCTCGAAAGCGGATACCCACCCCGCTTACATAGAATTACAAAAGGAAGCAGACAGATATGGCACAGAATCAAGACAAATCCTTTACACAACGTTTTTACTATCCGGCCCCAGCTCCTTTGAACGTGCCAAAGTTTTAGGCGATATCGCTCACCGACATAATTTTCAATTCGCGCTATTCGAAATCGAGCAGGTTCTTCAGGTCCCTGAGCCCAATCCGGACCAGGGTGGGAGGTTTCCGATTCGTTGATTTCCATCTTTTCAGCTACGCCAAGGTTGGGCATAATGAACCTCCTGTTTAAAGGTTTAACCCGGTGTGAAAACTCGTTCTTAGTGATTAATCATTGCCCTATTCACTGGCCGATATCGAAAACCGACTCAGAGCTCTGAGCAATTCTCTCATAGAGGTCGTTGGCGCGGTCGAGAAGACGGGATGCACTCCAGCCATGTTTCCTTGTGAAACTGTGGAGAATATCAACATCACGTTGGGATTCTACTGTGGGTTTAGACATCCATGTTGTTATTCCTCTTTCTTCTGGCATAAGGTATTGCATAAGAATCCTCCTGTTTTAATGTTTTAACCCGTTTGATTAATTGTTTTCTGTACGCCTGATTATCGTTGTTAAACTAATTTGCCACCTGTGTCAAGAAAAAAATGCACTTGTAACAAATAAATCGAAAAAAAGTTTAGAACAGCTATCAATTCTTATCGGAATTCCCAGGAAAGCATGGGTGCAGGGTCTGGCAAATTGGCTCCAGGTCAACCGCACAACAGTTAGTACCTGGTGTAGAGAAGGAAGGGGGATACCACAAAAACATATCAAAAACATCGAAGCCCGAGGCTACCCACGTGAACAATGGTATATCGAAGAAGAAATCATAGAAGAATTGACATTGGGTGATCAAGCCAGCGCAGAAGTCATCCGTGGAGGCGTCATTGTGCCGGAGGATCCCTACAAGCCCAAGGCAGATCAACCCCTAAGCCTGGTGGGGGATCGTGACGCCCGGGATCGCTCCGACATCGACAAACATCACGTTACCGCTCTAATTGAAGGTGACAATACGGAATATATCGATACGCTGCGGTATATTTTAAAATCGGGTGACGAAATAACTAAGCTGGCCATCAAGGGCAATCTTACCGCATGCGCCAATCACATCAAAACGAAGGATAAAGTGGAAGATTTAGAAAGGGAGGTACAGCGACTAAGGAAATCTATCGCCTCGTCACCCAATCCCGGGAAGGATGGGACAGACGAGGCTTAATTAGGCAAATAGGCAATATATTCTATGTGATTTTTTGACAACAATCAACAATCCCGCCCGCCTCGCCTGAAGGCGAAGCCGATGGCGGGCCGGCAACAATCAACAATCCAATGCCTGTCCATACCAAAAAAAACGGTCTCGTCTACTGCGTCTACTATGACAACGGTAGACGGGTGTGGGAGCCCTTTGGCCGGGGTCCCAATGCCCGGCCTTCGGCAAAGGCCCGGGATATGGAGATCAAACTCGAAAAACAACGGGGGCAATGGGCGCCCATTGCCTGGGGCATTTCCTATGGCCGGCTTATGGAACAGTATATCATCGCCCGCCGCCGCGAGTTGGCTCCCAAGACATGGGACGGCATCCTCAGGGCCGTCACCCAATACGCCAACCCGGTCATCGGCAAAGTGCCCATTAACCAGATCAATATGAATCACTGGCACCGGATCCAGAACGGCATGATCGATCGCGAGATCAAAAACCGGACCATTAACACCTATTTCAAATATATCTCATGGCCCCTCACCTGGGCCGTCAACGAAAACGACGACCTCCTGAAGGAGCACCCCTGGACCAAACGAAAGGCCCTCAAAGAGGCTAAATACAATATTGGCCTGTTCTCTTTAGCCGATTTCCTCAAAATCATGGCCGTGTCCCAGCCCCACCTGGCCTGGATCATAGAATTGGCATACTATACCGGGGCCAGACCCGGCCCCAAAGAACTGTTCAGCCTTACCTGGGACCGCATCGATGACATCCGATCGGCCATCCTCATAGACAGCGCCAAACAGGCCTCACAAAACAGCAACCCGACCCGGTGGCAATACCTGCCCCCGGCCTATATCAAACGCCTGCGGCGGTACCAGACCCACACGCAGCGAAAATATCCCCACTGCCGGCACATCTGCCACTACCGGGGACAACCCGTCCGATCCATCAAGACCGCCTGGCGCCGAGCCAAAACAGAGGCCGGGATCACCGAACGCATACGCCTCTACGATATCCGCCACTATCACATCACCTACGCCCTGGCCGCCGGCGCCGACATAAAAGAATTAGCCGATCGCGTGGGTCACACCACCCCCAAAATGATAGTCGATGTCTACGCCCATCTCGCCAAAGACATCCTCAAAAACCAGCCCCACACCCTCCCGAATCTGCACCAAAATCAGCTCCCGGAGACCAAAATGGTAGACGCAAACAGTAGACGCAAAAAAAAGGCCGTCTCGAAAAACGGCCTAAGTACCTGAAATTTTTGGTGGAGCTGAGGGGGATCGAACCCCTGACCTCATGACTGCCAGATAGGGTCATGGGTGGCTGTGGGCGCTAAGTTGTTGAAATCATTAACCCGCCGTTGGAGACTTACCCGGAAAAACAGGTTGAAAAGAGGGTGGATGGTAGACCAATGGTAGACGGAAGGATACCCAAACGTGGCTACTTAATAGAAAGAACATTGATCACTTTAATGGCCTCGGTCAGCGCATCAGCGTTTGACTGTTGGCCGTCCAGCGTGATTCTTATGTCTCCATCTCCTGTCTTCTCCAACTCAAACCCCTTGATGTGCTGATCGCCTATGCGGGTGTACTCCACGTTACCTGTGTCAGGATTGAAGCTGATACTTGCACATCCCATACAAAGCACGATTGCACAAATCAAAACAATTATCTTTTTCATTTTAATCTCCTTATGGTGCTGTAATTACATCTTTTTTATTTTCCGGATCAGCAGATCCAGCGGCAAACGCCCTTACTGAATGATACACGTACCATGCCCGAAATGAACACATACCATCCTCTAAGCATACTCGCCTAAGTTCTATATCCCCTTCCAGTCTGTAGCGGATGTCAATTAACTGCATCCGTAATAATTGATAAATAGCATCGTGAACCAATGACCCGCGCATAAACGTCAGGGTATCCCACGTTGGTCCCGAAGGACCATTCCAAGCATACCCATGACTGATTACCAGCTTCCCGTTTTTCGTGAGGGTCAGGAAATGCGTAGAAATATCCTCTTTTGGGAATATCGCAATCTGTATGCTGTAATCTGCAACGATCTGATATTTATAGCCTGCTTTATATTTGATTTGAGGTTTCATTTGAAAGGTTGTCTATTATCAGAGTAGATAAATATATTCCCCACCCTTCCGCGTCCATCTCTGTGTCCGGTCCTTTGGCCGTATGTCAACATGCCAGCCCGGCGTACTGTTCCCGTTCCAGGTCCAATCCGGGTAAAACCCCAGCCCGGGAAAGCCCACCCGGGCCACTTCGTAATACTGCAGCCGCACTGGCGCCCCGGTCATAAAATGAAAATCAACGGCCTTACATCCCATGGCTTTCAGGTGATACGACCGGGCCGCGTGCCCGTGCGCCCCGTCAACATCCACTGCCCCGCCCACGGCCCAGTGGATCACCATGGGCCAGCCGGTCTGGATCCGCAGGCGCACAATCAGCACCAGGAACGCGGCATCGATCAGATCCCCACTCGCCTCCCCATATCGCGGATCCTGAAACTCACTCCGCGTAAAATGCTCGATTCTGTCCCAGGCTATCATGGCGTTATCCTCCGCTGTCGTGTGGTTTTGTGCCGTTCCGAATATCGAGACGCAGGTCGGTCACCTGAGTCATCAACTTGTCCTGCTTGTCTGATATTTTGGCCAATGTGCTATCGTAACTCGTGAATATCCGGTCCTGGCTGTAAAAGAAAATCGCGTTGAAAATGCCTACAATCCCGACCGCAATGGTCAATATGGTGAGAAAGAGTTTTGTGGAGACTTTTTTCTCAATCGCCGACCAGACGCGTATGGCCGTAGCGTCGTGATCTTCTCGACTTTTCTCCAAATTTTCAATCGCTTTATCTACTCCCGTGTGCATACTGCATGGCGGGCGATCCGCTGCGGCTGTCATAATATCCCTCGATTTGTTCTCCTGTTTTTCCTTATGTGAATGTAAAATACTTCCCTACCTGCTTAACCGTTGTATAAAAAGGCAACTCATCCTTATACGCCTCGATCTGTTCGACCAAGACCGTTGAACTTGTGAACAACACATGGTGTTCCTTATCCATCTCAAACTGTAGCTGAAGGCATGGCAATGTTTTATGATATCTACTCGGCTGTATCCGATAGCCCAGCACTTGAATCTCTTTATTAAACACGTCTGCAATCTTGACCTTAGCGCCATCAAGGGGCCGGTGATCTCCTGCAAAATCCTTAAACTGTTTTCTTTTAGGCACAATTTAATCTTGCCTCCAACTGCTCAATTTGCAGGTATGTTGTCAGGTTATGGGCATTGGCCCATTTGAGCCAGCCCTTTGTCGACGCCAGAGATCCACGGTATTGATCTATTGTGATCTTTCCCTTAGCTAATAGCCACGGTAGGGCTTTCAACCGTTTCTTGACCCGTTTAGCCGTAGATCTCCGGACTAACATATATTTCGGAAAATGCCGGTAGCCCAGGAAGTCAACACCTCTTGAGACAGGGAATAGGTCACACTTGCTAAATGTCATCTTTAGCCTTGTCAATATAAAATCCCTGATGATCCGCATCATATCGTTGAGGTACTTCTTGTCATCATGGAACAGGCAGAAATCATCACAATATCTGATATAGTTCTTGACGTGGTGTTCGTGCTTCAGGAATTGATCCAACTCATTCAGATAGAGATTGCCAAACCATTGGCTGGTAAAATTACCGATTGGGACGTTTTTCCGGCCGGGGAATGAATAGATGATGTTCTTGATCAGCCACAACGTGTCTTTGCACTTTATTTTCCGCCGAACTATCTCATAAAGGATGTCGTGGTTTACGGATGGATAGAATTTGGAGATATCTAATTTAAGGCAATATTTGTATTTTCTGACAAATTCCATAGTCTTCCTGCTTCCGGCATGTATTCCCTTGCCTTTTCGGCAGGCATACGAGTTGTGAATGAACATGGCATCCCATATCGGTTCTATAATGTTCATGAGTGCGTGCTGGATGATCCGGTCAGGATTGAAGGGTAATATATAAATCGTACGTTCTTTTGGTTCGTAGATCTTTTTCTCTTTGTATGGCGCGGTACGAAACGTTTTATTGACCAGGAGACGTTGAATATTGAACATGTTCTCATCAAATTTCATGTCAAAATACTTGATGGTATTCTGCCAGGTCTTTCCTTTCCTGGCGGCCTTATATGCCTCGTAGATATTGTGGATATCTGTTATTTGGCCCCAAAGATTTCCGTGTCGTCTCATGGTGTAATGGCCCAGGGAGCTTTCGGCCTTTACCTACTAACTCCCCTCGCCCTCCGTCATGTATTTTGCTCCGTGGCTTACGCCCCGAAACATGGCCGGTAGATCCAGCCAGGAGTTTTGCTCAAACCCTGTATCCGCGCAACCGCGCCTGCCGATATTCGTATTCGTATTCCAGCGATAGTTATTCGCATTACGACAGCGGGACCTGCAATTCGTCCCATTATTCCAATTACCGCCTGCATGCAGCCGCACGACCTACCAGCCGTGATAACGCGCCTGCGGCGCGCTCGTGATACGTGATATAGTGACATCGTTATAGTGGCTCCGCGCAACCGCGCCCGCCGATACCCGTACTCGTATTCCAGCGATAGAAATCCGCAACACGACAGCGGGACCCGCAATTCGTCCCATGACCCCAACCACCGCCCGCAAGCAGCTGAGTATTGCCATAATAATTAGGGGCAATCCCATAAGTGTAAAAAGACCCCTTAGCTCCATCAAGGTCGACCCAGTCTCCAGCATGAGTTCCATCATCAAGCCTTGCAGCTGGAGTGACCAACCACTGATACAGAGCCCCACAACAGTCCTCACAGCCGATATTGCTGATCATCCGGCGAGATGCGCTATCAGAATGCCCACCCGTGGTTACGGGATCAGAGTCACCATTAATATTGGTTTCCTCATTGCTTCCGCCAGCGATCAACTGAAACTCTGGATCTCTCAGCATTCGCTTTCCAACGGCCCCGTAATCATCCACGAAATCCATCCAGTTACGGGTGTCTGAAATCGTTCCGCCATTGACACTCACAGTAGAAGCCCCTGTTCCGCTTGCCAGATAGATGTCCACCCAGACCTGAGCTTCCTCACTCCAGACCATACCCGCATTGCTTCCGCACCTGGCCCGGTGTTTCAGGTCCCAGACCGATTGTGGCAATATCCCGTTTGCAGGATGGTCGGTCAGTGTATGCCCGCCAATCGTCCCAGCCGCAGCACAGATCGTATGAAACCCACCGATCTTACGGCTCGTGTTGGCATTATAACCGCTTGGATAGGTGCTGGCCGCTGAAATGAGAAAGACCAGAGACCCTGAATTGTCACACGCATACACATAATAATCCGTCCCCGCCGCAACAGCCCCGGTGTCCAGATCCGCCCCGGTGTCCAGATCCGTGTCTGTATCGATGTAAAACCACTTGTCATTAATCAGTAAGGGGATTCGATTCGCCCCCTTGACCGTGACCTCGTCAGCATCTTTATATTCGATGATCCGATCCAGCTTGTTCAGCATGAAGTTCGCTACAACAGCCCCGAGTAGGGCGTTCTGCGATTCAATCTGTGTTATCAGTCTATTTGCCATCTGTCACCACCTCCTTCTCCGTCACCAGATCATCCACAGCTTTTTTAGTTGCAAATCCTTTCTGTTTCCACACCGGATTCGGATTGTCTATTTCTTCCGTGACGAGATTTTTGTCTTCTTCCGAACCTGAGACAACTCTGATTACTTTAGCGTCATCAATCACCTGTAATCGTTTCAGGTCCGCCAATGCCTGCGTTTCGTATTCCGGCATATCCAGTAGATTGTCAAAATCTTGCTTGTTCGCAATATGTTTTGGGTATCCTCGCATTTTTTCAACCTCCCTTATCATGAGTAATTCACAACGTATCTGATTGTTTTTGTTGCCCCTAATCTATTTTTGATTGCTATCCCTGTACCCGCATCATACACGCAAAGGTTGCC